GAAGAAGAAAAAAACGATTCGAAAGATTCTAAAAAAGAGAATTCAGAGAAAACCATTGAAGATGTTGTTAATTCCATGACCGAAGAACAGAAAACCGTGTTATACGCAATGGTTGGTCAGGCCATGGAAGATGCGGGTAAAGAAGATCCTAAAAAAGAAGAGGATGATAAATCTAAAGGAGGAGATGACAATATGAAACACAATGTTTTTGACAACGACAAGCGCGATGATAAGAACTTTCTGTCTCACGCAGACCAGGAGGAAATCCTTAAGCTGGCAAAGACAAGCCAGGTAGGAACATTCCAGACCGCGCTGGAGATCTATGCTAATGAGAACGCACTTCAGCACGATGCCCTTGCAAGTGGATTTGCTCAGACTGGAGATGGAAATGTAACGCTTTTGTTCCCGGAATACAAGGATGTACGTCCTGGTGCACCGGAACTGATTACCAATGACCAGGGCTGGATTACAACCGTAATGAACAAGGTTCATAAGAGCCCGATTTCCAGAATCAGAACCAGTCAGGTAGACATCCGCAACATCGATGCCCTTAAGGCAAAGGGTTATACTAAGGGAAAACAGAAGAAGCAGACTGGCAACTTCAAGCTGGTTCGCAGAACTACCGATCCTCAGACTGTGTATGTAAAGAGTGCGCTGCATAGAGATGATATCATCGACATCACCGATTTCGACTATGTGGCATACCTGTACAACATCGATCGCCTGATGCTCAACGAAGAGCTGGCAACTGCAATTATGCTGGGTGATGGCAGAGACGACGGAGATGAAGGCAAGATTTCTCCGGATCATATCAGACCGATTTGGCTGGATGATGATCTGTACACCATTCACGTTGATCTCGATATCGCAGCAGCTAAGAAAGAGCTTCAGGGAACCAATACTGCGGCTAACTTCGGTGAGAATTACATCATCGCAGAAGCCATGATCAATACAGTTCTGTATGCAAGAGAGGACTATAAGGGTACCGGCACTCCGGATCTGTTCATTACTCCTCATATGCTGAACCAGATGCTTCTGGCAAGAGACATCAATGGAAGACGTATTTACTCTTCTAAGACTGAGCTCGCCACTGCACTTAACGTCGGCAGCATCAACACCGCGGAGCAGTTTGAGGGTAAGACCAGAGCCACTTCCGACAGCAAAAAGAAGAAGCTGGTTGCCATTATCGCAAATCTGGCTGATTACTCCCTCGGTGCAACCAAGGGTGGAGAGGTTACTCACTTCACTCAGTTCGATATCGACTTTAACCAGGAGAAATCCCTGCTTGAGACCAGATGCTCTGGTGCTCTTACTCGTGTATACTCTGCAATCGCAATCGAAGAGGATGTAACAACTGCTTCTTCCGGTTCCGAGGATCACACAGTCTAAAGTCTTAAAGGAGAAAATTCAAAATGAGTAAATTTTACGGAGCAATCGGCTATTCCGTAACAGAGGAAATTCGACCTGGTGTCTGGGGAGAGAAGATTACAGTTCGTGACTACTACGGAGACGTTATTCGGAATACTCGACAGTATCAGAGTTCGGATAACCTCAACGACAATCTCAATGTGTCGAATGAGTTCAGCATCGTAGCCGATCCGTTTGCTTATGCGAATTTTCATTCGATGAGATTTATCGAGTATATGGGGGCTAAATGGAAAATTTCAAACGTTGAAGTTCAGTATCCCCGTTTAATATTGACCGTTGGAGGTGTTTACAATGAGCAGACGACTGAAACTGCATAATGCTTTATGCGACATCCTCTCGTGTCCAAACAAAGGACCGGAGTGTCGTGCTTATTTTCAACCACCGTCATCGGTAAAAATGAAATACCCCGCCATCGTTTACGCTCTCAACGATATCGAGAATACGTTTGCGAATGACGGGGTTTATTTGTCTGCGAGAAAGTATTCAGTAACAGTCATCGACAGCGATCCGGATAGTTCTCTCGTTGGCAAAGTAGCATCTATGCCGACAAGTCGATTCAATCGGCATTATACGAAAGACAACTTAAACCATGATGTCTTTGAAATATTCTTTTAAGGAGGACAAATTCTATGAAAAAGAAACTCGTTTGGGACAAGACTGGCGAGCGCCTGTATGAGACCGGTGTCAGCCAGGGTGTCCTTTACCCGATTCAGACCGGCGGCGTATATAACTCTGGTACCGCATGGAACGGTCTTAGCGCCGTAACAGAGAGCCCGTCCGGGGCAGAACCCACTGCAATTTATGCAGACAACATCAAGTATCTGAACCTTATGTCCGCAGAGGAATTTGGCGGCACGATCGAAGCTTACATGGCACCGGATGAGTTCGCAGAGTGCGATGGTTCCAAAGAGATCGCTCCTGGAGTGTTTGCAGGACAGCAGAACCGTAAGATGTTCGGCTTATCTTACAAGACACTTCTCGGTAACGATGTTGATTCCAACGATTACGGCTATAAGCTTCATCTCGTTTATGGTTGCTTAGCTTCTCCTTCTGAGAAGGGTTATGCCACTGTAAATGACAGCCCGGAAGCTATTACCTTATCCTGGGAGTTCAGCACCACACCAGTCGAGATTGCAACCTTAATCGATGGAAAGAAGCTGAAGCCTACTTCTATTCTCACCTTCGATTCTACCAAGATCGATGCGAAGAAACTGGCGGCTCTGGAGGAGATTCTGTACGGTAAAGATCCGTCCACTCCTGATGGAGATGATGGTGTAGAACCGAGACTTCCGCTTCCAGACGAAGTTATCAAGATTATGACCGCAGAGGGCTAATCAGAAATAATACACAAACCACAGATGGAGTCGTATTCAGGAAAGCTGGCGGCTCCTTTTTATTTGAAAGGAGACCAAAATTATGTATACAGTAACAAAGACTTATAAAGATTTCAACGGTGTTGAGCGCACCGAAACAAAGCTCTTCAACCTTACTGAAACAGAGGTTATGGAGATGGAATTAGGCACAGCTGGTGGAGTTGCTGAGATGCTTCAGCGCATCGTAGATGCAAAAGATCAGCCGACCATTATCAAGTTCTTTAAGGAATTTATCTTAAAGGCATACGGAGAGAAGAGTGCTGACGGCACATATTTCGAGAAGTCTGAAGAGATTTCCAGAAAGTTTGCCTGCACTCAGTTCTACAATCTTCTGTTTATGGAACTGGCTACAGATGACAGCAAAGCCGCTGAATTCGTAAACCATGTAATTCCGAAAGTTGTAGATATCAAGAAGCATTCGGAAAATCCGGAGATTGCTCCTGTGGTTGCCACCATGAACTAAAGAGGTGAGATCGAATGCTTGAACTTACGATACCAAGAACTGATCTGTGGGATGAGCGGAATCAGCGATTTATCCCTGTAAAGGAACAGAAGTTGCGTTTGGAGCATTCGCTCGTTTCACTTTCAAAATGGGAAAGTAGATGGTGCAAAGTCTTCTTATCTAAAGAGCAGAAGACCATTGAAGAAACCATTGATTATATACGCTGTATGACACTCACACAGAATGTTGACCCGCTGGTCTATCAATGCATTACCAATTCTCACATTGATGCGGTAAATGCCTATATTGAAGAGCCTATGACGGCTTCGACTGTTAAGGAAGAAAAGGGTGGCCCAATAAACAGGCAGCAGATAACCAGTGAACTTATCTATTACTGGATGATCGCATATCATATTCCATTTGAGTGTCAGAAATGGCATTTGAATCGTTTGTTAATGCTTATTCGGATTTGCAATGCTGAAAATAAGCCACCGAAGAAGAGAAGCAAACGAGATTTATACAGACATCATGCGGAAGTAAATGCCGCAAACAGAAAGAAATTTAATTCGAAAGGATAGTGATAAAAATGACGAAATCAAGACAGGCCGTTGTTAATCTTGTCAAATCTTGGGATGGAAAGAAAGAATCGAACGGCTCACATAAAAGCATTATCGATTTATATAACGACTTCTTTGAGAAGATCTGCGCTGGTAAATTTCCTCGTGGCATTCGTATGCGCTATGACTGGGCTTGGTGCGCTTGTACCTGGTCTGCATTAGCGGCAGCTCTCCGATATGAGAGCATTATGCCTATGGAAATTTCCTGCTATTACCTCATTGAAGCAGCAAAGAAAATGGGATGTTGGCAGGAGAACGATGCTTATGTTCCGAGTCCTGGAGATGCGATTTTGTATGACTGGCAGGATAACGGAATCGGTGACAACACTGGCAATCCAGATCATGTTGGTACCGTGATCGAGGTGCATAAGGAATCCGGTTACATGGTTGTTGAAGAGGGTAACTACGGTAATGCGGTTAAGAAGAGAACCTTGTCTATCAATGGAAAATTCATCCGCGGCTTCATCACACCAAAGTACGACGACAATGCTGTTTCCGCTCCTGGATTAAGCAAGGGCAAAGATATCAAAACCATCGCTCATGAGGTAATTGTTGGACTGTGGGGAAGAGGTGATAACCGTAAGAAACTGCTTACTGAGTACGGATACAGCTACTCAGAAGTTCAGAACATGGTTAATCAGATTCTGAATGGATCAGCGGTAACACCGTCCAACACCAAACAGGATCAGAACCAGTCAGTTTCAAAGAAAGTGGTGGCTACCTGTTCTGCCAAGCAGTTTAACAAAACCTATGCTGGTGAATATAAAACAACGGCAGTTCTTTATTGCCGTAATGATGCCGGAACCAATAAGAAAGCTCTTTGTAAAATCCCGGCTGGCACTAAGGTTAAATGCTATGGCTACTACACAATGGCAAACGGAGTTAAGTGGCTGTACATCCAGTTTGTACTTGATGGTGTACAGTATACGGGCTTCTCATCCAGTGCTTACTTAGCAAAGTAGGAGATTCACATGATCACGTTCAGACAAAAGGGTGATTTTTCTAAGCTGACTCGATTCTTAGAGCGAGCAAAGGAATCGGTTCGTCTCGGTGACCTCGATAAGTATGGTCGAGAGGGCGTAGCCGCCCTTGCGTCTGCAACACCAGTTGATACGGGACGGACGGCAAATTCGTGGCACTACAAGATAGAGCAGAAGCAAAGTTCTGTGTCGATCAGCTTTTACAACACAAATATTCAAAATGGAGTCCCTATTGCAGTTATTTTGCAGTACGGACATGCAACAAGAAACGGCGGCTGGGTACAGGGGCG